GTCTTGGTCTGTTGTAATATCACACAAAGAGTTATCGTATTTGAACTTGTCATATGACTCAACAGAATATCCATTCCGAATCAGTTCGATAGAAATGTTTCCTCGACCAGCACAAGGTTCAACGATATGATGAGGCAAGTTGCCGTATTTATGAAGAACATACGTAGCTAGAGGAGGAGTAGGATATAGATCATTAACATTTCTGTTTGGATCATTCTTCTTTACGCCGACGTATATGTCTGTTAAATTATTGGCCATTATTTTCTATTTCTATCAGCTTTTCAATATGTGAAAAATGTCTTTCGTACGTGTGTAAATTCGTTGCTGTCCAGATGATATCACCGACTTCTACATCTAGATCTTCAGCAAGCATTTTCTGCACATATCTCGACCAATGTACGTCGGCCGTATAACCAAAAACACAATCGTTACTTCTCATCAGATAATGACTGATGAGTTTGTCGTTACGAATGAGAAATGTATTTGCATACGTACAAACGAAATCAGACATTCCATCGTCTTTATAATCGCGATGCATAGAAGGACGATTATAGATCATAACAGCTCGTCTGCTATTACGATTTTTCAAAAGCTCAACCATTACATTTTCATATTGATTATGATTTTCTTCTGAAAAAATAAGATAGCCATAATTGGAGTTGATACGGCCGCTAGATGATGCGACTTGCTTCCAGATGACCGGAGTTTCACCTGGAATGTCTTGTACATAAAGGGATTGTGACCTATACCACTCGAGTTCACGTTCAATGTATTCGTAATTTGGTTTACGAATAATCCAATCTTCATCAGCAATGAATGACTCACCAATGAGTTCGATGGTTTTCACCCCAGTTTTATCGATGATGAAATCTTTGTCTTTATATTTTTGAATGAGCTTAGCTCGAATATCAGCTACTCTTTGCATATGTGGGTTTTACTCCGTCTAAAAAGCTGGTCACTGTGTCATATGTATTAACAAACCCACCGTTCTCTGTAACATTGATACGAAGTTTATTTGGAATAATAGAACGACTGAACGCTGCTTCAAACGCAGTGAGTGTTTCATTAAACTCTTCTTCAGAAGATTCAAATGACTTTTCGTCATTGCGTTCGGCTATTGCTTTTGCAGTATCTGTAAGTAGAATAAGAGCTATTTCATCATCTCTATGGATATACATATTCTCAATCGAAAAAATATCTTCTGGGTCAACGTTGCGATATTTTTTTCCATACACCACTGCACCGAGATGGAACCTATCAAATATGATATTAAAATCATTAGTATAGTTAAGTTGATAGCTAGCATCTAGAAGCAATAGGTAGTGCTGTATTTCCCAAACACTTTGGTTATCTACATTTGGCGGGGATGTAGAATGATGAACAAGAATTCTTGGATCGCTGAAATAGTTCTTACGAAGCTGTTGAATAAGTGTAGTTTTTCCGCATCGATCTGGGCCTTCAATAATGACTATCATTTAAATCTTTCATGTTTTGAAATTAATTTTGAATGCTCTAAAATGGCATTTACTCTACTATCTTTGATTATATACAAGGGAAGACATTCTGTCAATGGATATTTGCGACAAACGCGGCCATCACTTACATATGTAAGTGCCTTCTTTTCTTTATGGTTCACGCTTAGATACAATATAATGCCATCACATTCCTTTTCTGGAATCTTTACAAAAAAGAGAAGATCAACATTATCGCATTTGTGCCACTGTTTCTTATCTATCCAAAACGATTTTGTACTTAAGTTGAGACGAGATGTTTTCACCTCATACGTCATACCATTAATCGTTCCGTCTTTTTCACTATCGTACCAATCATCAGTACGAACTGCGTCCTCGAAAAATTCGAGGACGGCCTGTTCACCAATTTTTCCTACTGATTGTCGGCAATCATCGGTCGTAAATGTATACATCGGCACTTGTTGCAAAAGGAAGAGGAAGTGATTGATGATACTTTGCAACACCGAGACGAGATCCGCGGCCATGCAGTTTTACGTATTTCTTCGTCCCAGAATATTTGTTTCCAAGCCGTACTAGCATCCGTACAAGATTGAGAACTTCATCGTCTGTTTTCCCATCTTTCACATCAACAGTCATAACATAGTTTGGCGTACGTGACATTTGATTCCCTTTCATTGGATCATAGTTTATATTATGCTATGGTTGACGAAATGTCAACCAGTTATATGTAAATTTCAGCTATATTTTGCTTTAAACTCCGCTGCGTCATACTCCATGAACTCTAATGTTTGTTCTAAGTGTCTTATTTTGTCTCTTAACTTATCGACAACATCTCCCCGCACATAATTCATTGTTGGAGCGCCTTGATCTGGCAGTCGCAATTCATTAGCCTCAAGGGGCAAACCCTTAATAACCTCCGGAAATGTCCACGGGCCATCTAAGTGTAGAAATTCTTCTAGCACAAGGTCGGTCATTACAGTGGCTCCATTTTAACTGAGGAACAATCAACTACCCCATTAACCTTCTTATAGGAGATTTTGTGTGTGTGTTCTTCTCTTGGGTTTTGCGAACCCGCAACATATATCTCAATTAATTCTTCTACAGGCTTATGAGGTCTGCTTTGCCAACGCCACACCCCATTGATGCACTCTTCACGATAGTCATTCTTCGTGGGACGGGAGCTTCTTTGGCAGGTTGGGAAGAGTAGTTTCCCCTCATTCCAAGGTCCCCATCCCTCGTCAGCTTCTGTGGCAGGGGGGAGAGCCGCAGGTTCCTCCCATTCTTCGATTAGGTCTTCTTCATCCGCCATTGCTACATCATAGAAACCTTCGTCTGTATAATACGAAGTAGTATAAAACGGTCCGGCGTTCCTTTTACAGAACCAGGCGTAACTAGTTACGCCATTGACGGGTTTCATGGGGCCAATCTTCTCACCCAAGCGATTGCGATAGAACTTACCTTCTTCAATTTTCATCATATTGTTATTCCTTCTATTTCAACTTCATGAATATATTTGTATTTCCGGATTCTTCATTATACAGTAGGCTTAGGAAGAGCGTCCCAATCTTTCATAATTACGGCTGCTTCATCTTCGCACATTCGACCCATAGCGATCAATTTATCAAGACTTTCAACCATTCTTTCACGCAAAGTCATATTTTTTTCTACTTCGACTTGCCCTTGAACTGTAATGGGAGAAACCTTCGGACGCTGAATTACGGTCTGCTTTACGCCTTCCCGCATCCCATGCTCCTTGACCGACGCAGTTACAGTGATTTCATCACCAATGCCAGCCAACTTCTTCGCTCCCTTATAAATTATCACATCGTTACCAGCCTTCATAATATGGATAAACTGTTGTCCATAAAACCCAGAATACGTGTGGATATAAGAAACAACAACATTAACAGTAAGTTTTGCGCCAACTGATCCAAGGTGTGCAGAGTTTGCGGCGTCAAAGGCTTTCGACTGTGCAATTAGAAGTCCCCAAACTTCGCGGTTCTGAGCAAATGACCCATTCCACGTATAGATCTCACCGGTCACGGCATCCCGACCAGTCGGTATTTTACGAACGGTACCCATAATCCTGTAATTTTCTTCATCTTCTTCCATCGGGAGAAACTCCCCGGCGCGAAATACTTTACCGGTCATAGCGCATTCATACCCATCGTATGGTGCATGGAACCGACCATTACGGTCTTCAGTGGCGTCAGGATAAATTTCGAGCATTACTTCACGTATTGGGCGTGGAGTCTTAGCCGTGAAGGCTGCATCGATTGCTGGTTTGTCAGTCACGATTAGCATATCTGATTCACTTTCATTAGATTACTATATAGTAATAAACGGTTAACATTCGGTTGTCAACCGTTTTTGCCAAACTTAAGCAAACCTCAATTGTGCCATTTCTTTGGTGCACTTATACCTGCGGCCATCCCGAGCAGAAAGATACACGAACGGCATTTTCGGGGCACGAGTGTTATACTCGACAAGCTCATCACCGTTATGGTTTTTCATCTTCAACCCGAGCATAGAAATTTGACGCTCAAGCATTGTGTCAGTACGGGTTTTTGCACCTACAATTTTTGCCGAAATCTTAATCTCAACCTCGGCTGAGGAAAACCTCATATTTCCGACTTCGAATGAAACATTTGAGTCAACACCGTATTTGTTCAAGAGGGATTGCATCTCATCGCGGAGAGATTTGAGAGATGTTTTGTCAAACTGAGCAAACTTTGTCATTTTACACCTTGCTTGGTTTTTCTTTACTATTCAGATCTAATCAATCCTATAGTAAATGTCAACTGGCTATGCGGCAATAATTTCTGCACGAGGAGCAGCGTTGCGATGAATCTCAAGTTCATCGATCATCTGCTCAAGCAAGAGAGCCATGGCCAGGCTCTCAGGATCACCTTTCTCACGGAGCATGTAGGCCTCAAGGTTAACAGCTTCTTTGCTAGTATCCATTTCTACACCTTCTTGTTTTTTCTTTACTATATGAATATAAGCAATCCTGTAGCAAATGTCAACCAGCTATGTGTAAAATTACTGCAATTTGTCCAAAATTCCGTGATTTTTTTCATGACTAGGACCAACCCAGTCGTGAGGTTTGATCAGGTCTGGAAGACCAAACTTGTTTGGTCGCGAAGGTTTTACCCCGGGCTCCTTCGTCATATTCGCTGTATGAATTGCGTTCCAAGCTTGGTAGGCGTCGACGTTGAATGCGTTAAGAGTACCGATAGCTACAACACACAGATCTATAAGACCATCGACGATTTCTTCTGGATTGTAGGATTCGACTGCTGTTTCTGTTTCTTGAAGTTCTTCTTTCAGAAAGCTGATTCTAAACTTAAGAAACTCGCGAAGAGTGCTCACATCATCAGTTTCTAATTTTCCAGAAACCCAATCATTAACACCGAACTTAGTGTGCAACGCACCTATATCCTTTACCCAATCATTTGACATTATATATCCTTTTATTTTATTTTCAAATTTTCTATTGAATTCACTCGCTTTCGCAAGTCGCTAGTACTAAATCGATGATCTCTTTTATTAAAGTATAAGTCTATTCCGCGCTTCTGACATAAATCTTTACCACTGAAGTCGCGATCCTTATATTCTTCTCCAAGTATTATTACAGATATATCATACATTCCTAGAATATCAACTACGTCTTCTTCTGTAGAATACGGAACTATTTCATCGACATACTTTACCGCAGAAAGCTGTACGTATCTTTCTACTAATGTTTGAACTGGTTTGTTCTTTTCTGGGCGATCAACAGATGGATCGACCTGTAATCCACATATAAGGTAATCACAATGATCCTTTGCTTCGCGTAACATTGAAATATGTCCGGCGTGAAGAAGATCAAAGGTACTAAATGTGATGCCTATTCGGGTGTTTGTCATGATATCTTTTCAAATCTACCGTCATAAAATCTTTCACGTTCTTGGACGTAAACAGTACCTTGTTCAACGTTTCGATACACTGTAACAAGAGTAGCTACATCAGTGGTTACTTCATATGCATCACACAATACTACATACATATCGCCTGTTCGAACATGCCGATATAACACTGGACTATCAGTTTGTAATTTTGCAAAATTTTGTGCACTACTATTCCATTTGGCCATTCGTATTCTCCTATGCTGCGATTTGACTAAAGTTTTTCTTCTTTTCAAACTTGATTACATGATCAAATTTATCGTACAACGTATCACCTTTATGACTGATGATAAAAACGTTTGAGTCGACCGTAAGTTCATTAATGATTTTTAAGAATTCATCAGTTCCAGCTTGATCAAGTGAGCCGTCGAGTACTTCATCCATGATCAATAGATTTGTCGTCACTGAATTACGTAACTTTGACACTGCTCTCCATGTGAACATTAGGGATAAATCGATGCGCAACTTTTCTCCTTCTGAAAACGAAGAATACGAGAATTCGTCTCGAAATCTGCTCAATATCTTTTCGTTGAAGTTTTCGTCAAGTTGAAAGTCAACAAAAAAGTCCATTGCAGCTAAGTACTTGTTGATAAGCTTGTTCATAATTGGAACATACTGTTTGATGATGCGAGTCTTAATTCCACCATCTTTCAGCATTGAAGCTACTACGGCCAGTACTTCCTTTTCTGCATGTAAAGCCTTTTGTTTGTTTGTTGCAGTCCTATGTTCTTTTTGATACGCATCAATTTTTGCTGTATCGACGTCTGCAGCACCACGTTCAGCAGTTTCAAGTTCTGTTTTTAGCGCTATTAGCGAAGATCGAGCAATGCGAATATTCGTGGCATGATCGTTTCGTGACAAACTCATAACATGAAGCTTAGATTCTATTATAGATATATCCTCTAAACGTGTCGATATATCTATAATTTTAACATTAAGATCATCTATAGCCGCTTCGATATCTCCCATTTTATTAGTTTTTTCTGTAATAGTAAGTGACTTAAAATCGTGTTCAATACCCTGTTTACATGTTGGGCAGTTATCATATGTATGATAAAACTTCACGTCTTTTTGAAGACTCGATAGTTTAACATTCAAGTCGACCTGAAGGGCCTTCAATTGATCTAGTTGAGATTTAGCATCTGGTTTATCTTCAATCGTCTTTATAGTTTCTGTAATTTTATTATCTATCTCTTCTATTAGAATATCTTTGGATTCAATGAGAGATATTTGTTCACGCATTTTTTCTTTAATACGTGTAACTTCGTTTTCTTTTAATTTTCGTATAGATTCATTATGTTCTTTAGCTGCTTCTATTTTGCTCTTGATCAAATCTAGTTGATATTTAACATCTGATATATCTGACTTATTTGTGTTGGTTTTTTCTTTCAGTAGGTTGTTCATAGTACTAAAAATCTGAATATCAAGAAGATCTTCGATAACTTCGCGCCTGTGGAATGAAGGTAATTGCATAAATGGAACAAATGTTGAACTACCAAGCACTACAACTTGTCCAAATGACTTATAGTTCATTTTGAGAATATTTTCTTCAAGATATGCTTGGTAATCACGAGAAGATGCATCCTGATTTAGAAGAATATTGTCTTTCCAAATTTCGAATATATTTGGTTTCATTCCTCGTTTAATGAGATATTCAGCGCCATTTGAATTGAATTTTACCTCAACAACGAGGTCGCGTTGATTGATAGAATTCATTAACTGAGGCTTGTTGATCTTGCGAAATGCTTTGCCGTATAACGCAAACGTAATTGCGTCCAGCAACGTGCTTTTTCCACACCCGTTTTCTCCGACTATCAATGTACTTTTGTTACGATTGAGATCAATCGATGTCCAGGAATTACCCGTTGAAAGGATGTTTTTATACTTAACGCTAGTGAACGTTAACACTATATTTGCTTCTTTCTATTTTGTTCTTTGGCGGTGTTCTCACCTAGGTAATCTAGGTAATGAACTAAACCAAGTAATATGTCCATCAGAATATTGAACTCCATACTCAGTTTCTCCCGAGTTGAGTTTGCGCTCTACTATCTTTGCCTGCATTATAGACTGAGGGCTTCCTGATATAGATCACGAAGAAACTCGTTAATTCGAGCCTTGTCAGCCTTCACTTCCAGACCTTCCACATAAGTCTTAAGAAGAGATAAGGTATCTTGAGCTTCGTCTACAAGCTCGCCTTCACTAATAATGTCGAAGTTTAAGTGATCTTCTACGACCTTAATATCTGCACATCCAGCTGATTGTAACTTATCTATGAATAAGTCAAACACGTACGGATTGTTCTTCTTTTTTACTATAACCTTAACATAGGCCTGTGTCAATGGCGAAACATCAATTTCAGCAATATCTTCTACGCTGAGATCTTCATCATCGTAATCAAGTTTATGAAATATTGAAAATTGATTTTGAACAAATTCTATTTCGCATGTTTCTGTATCGAAGATATGAAAGCCACGCTTTCCCCTGTAATCTGTCCACGTCATTTCATATGGTGCACCAAGATAAGTGATATTTTCATGAGAGGATGGGTGATGGTAATGGCCAGAATACACAGATGAGAATTTTTTAAACTCTGATCGATCTAGTCCATGATCTGACAATTGTCCTTTCATCATTTCGAACCCAGCAAATTCAAAGTGTCCCATTAACACCTTTGCTTTGGTTTCCTTGAAAGCTTTGAACGATACTTCTGAGTTGCTCGAACAAATCCATGGCGATAGCATAATATTGCAGTTTCCAAAGTTAAGAGTAACTGGTTCATTAACATACACGTTATAGTTTTCATACTCTTTCAGTAGTAAGTCTATTGTATTTACTTCATTTGTGTTCTTAAAAGATGTATCGTGATTGCCAACTACACCATGAACCGTAATATTTCTATCTTTTAGAGGATTAAGAAACATCTCTTTTGTACGCTTAAGCGTAACAAAATTCACATATTTTCTTCGATCGAAAAGATCGCCGAGATGTAAAAGTGTTTGAATTCCTCTACGTTCAAGCTCTGGAAAGAAAACATTTGAATAGAACTTTTCTTGATAATCTAGGAAAATTTTTGAATCACCTCTAGTACCAAAATGTGTATCATTAATGATTGCTATTTTCACGCTTCGTCACCATAGAAAACCTCAACACCTTTCTTTTTCACCGAAGTTTTCTTTTTGCTTTCCATCGACGCTTCATATTTTTCAACAAAATTGTTCATATAATCATTGTTCGTTTCTGATAATGAAGAACTACCAAAATCGCTGTTTTCGCCTTTCTCAAATACAGTGTTTGTCAGAATAGAATTTTCTAACACTTTATGTCGAATGTATGTTTGTTTTTTTTCTTTGTGAATGCGCCTAATGAACGCAAAATATATTACTTGAGTGAAATAAGCAAATGGATTATTTGATTTTTCTGGATCAAAGTTATTAATACACATGATAGCATTTTCTAATCCATCAGCAACCATGTCATCTCTATAAGAGTAATTTATAAAGTTTGGCCTAAACGCCAATCTGTTTGCTATCTGATAGATACACTCTCCAATGTAGTTTGGAATTCTTGGTAGTTCTTCACCACTGTCTTCGGCTTCACGAACTGCCTTTTTGTATTTTACCATTGCTTCTAGAAATTCTGCGTTATTCACATAATTTCGCTTTGCCTTAACTGCTTTCGCCATGTTCACCTCTGTTTACTTTTAAAATACCATACTAAGAGGCAAATGTCAACCATAAAATTATCGAAAATAGTTGTTGACATCTTTTCTAGGTATGGTATAATACCTTTATGGTTATCATATAACTCTAATGTTTTCTAACAGTATTTTTGGATTCTATCATAGCTGTGAAGATATCTTCAAACTCTTGATTCATCGATGAATCCTCTGTCATTGTCTTACGACTAGCATGTTCCTGCTGCTTATGGATGAATTCATCATAATATTCTGCTGCCGTATTCGATGCCTTGCTAAGCAAGATTATGTTAGACTTATCGATCACCGCAGAATTTGTATCTGCGAATAACAACCAGCTTTTAGCAAATAATCCTAAATGTGGATCAATTGATACTGTAATCGGTGATTTGATTTCTATTAGATTTGTGGCAATATCATCTATATAGCCTAAAAGATCTTCTCCGTTTTTAAACTTAATATGATAGAGTTCCATTATTAGCCTCCTATATCAATGCTTAGGATTTTGAATTGAAATCCCTCATCTCCGTATATTTTAACGCGCTCTATAAAATGTTTTATTGCAAAATTTTGAGAATTTTTCCATTGAAGATCATCGACAATGTCGTATAATACGGCATGCGACTTGTCTTTACCTTTTCGCAAGACTCTGCCAATTGATTGAAGATTGCGAATCTTACCCTTTGAAGGCGACGCAAATATCAAATTATCAAGTTCTGGAATATTTATACCAGTCGAGAAAGGTACCGTATGAAGCACAAATAATGTTGCGTTCATACACCTCCTTCTTTATGTTTGTTGGTTTCATTTTTCTTTTCTATTATTCTTTAAGTTTGTTTTTATCCAATTGTTAGATACATCATGTTCGAGTGTAACATCTTTAGCAAAGATAATTTCACCAGAGCTCAATAAAACTTTATCTTCTGCCTTTAGCTTTATTGTGTCTTTTTCAAATGTTAATTCAATAAGTTCACCTCTTGAATTACGTACTTCATGTCTAATGTTTTCACGATCATCTGTTTTTACACCACCATGAACAAAATGCACATTGTGATCATCTGATTTCTTTAACATATCATATAAAGCTTGACCGTGCTTATCTACATATTGAAATAGAATGAGGGTGTTACCCTTTAAATTCCATGCGAGATTTCGAATAAACCTATTCCTGAATTCATTACGCACTATCCAATCAATTTCTTCTTGATAAGTTTTACCCTTATTCTCTTTCCGAATATCATCGGGATATTTAAGAACCAGGGCCTTTATATTGAATTGAGATAACACATTGTTATCTATAAGTGTTTTAGTTTTTGTTACTCGAAATAATTCACCAAACAATCCTTCTAGTATTAATTTATGAGCAAGCGCATCATCAATAGTTCCAGTTAAACCATAACGATATTTTACATGCGGCATCTTTTCGAGTATAGAAGTGAGAGATTTTGCCTTAAAAAGATGTGCTTCATCACCAAAAACAACATCGTATTTTTCGAAAAATTGCTTCGGCATTTTATATAAAGACTGCCAAGTACTTATAGTAATCTCTGCATCAACAGTCTTATCAACTCCTCCTCTGATCTTGTGAATATTCATCTTCTCGCCATTGTTGTATTCAACAAAATCAGATGCCATCTGATCAACAAGAGAAGTTGTTGGTACTACAATAAGTATTTTTCGATCAAGCAACAGATGATGAGCCATGATCAAGTAAATTATGAACGATTTTCCTGATGCTGTTGGCGAAAGGAAAAGGGAGCGATTATGTCTTATCGCGTGAATAACTGCAGTGTTCTGATAGTCACGCAGTTCGAACTGATTTGGAACCTTAAGTTGCTTCGCTAATTCATACCCATAATCTTCTGGCACAGGCTCAGTGCTTTGAAGATCTTTAGACAATTCACATTCGTACTCGCGCTGCGCGCAAAACCTCTGAATGTGCGGAACTAAACCAGCGTATATATATCCGGTCATCGTATTCAGCAATCTTACTTTACCATCCCACATTCTATTGCGTACAGCAGGCATGAATTTAGCGCCTGGTACTTCAAACATAAAATGCGAACTCATTTCCATCTTAATTGATGGTTCAGCTATTACCTTTACAAATACTTCGTTAATCTTTTCTAAGTATACTTTATCCGCTGATATCACCCGCCACCTTTAAATCTTTCAAAATCAACAATAGTCTTCAAAATGAAATTTCTATTATTGATTTGTTTCACAATAGACTCTAAATAACTGACAACTTCTTCTTGAAGGCCTATAACTAAAGTCTTTCTGATAATATCTGAATCTGATTCTAAATATTGAGGTATGTCTGCTCGAAGAATTTTGAGAGGTTGTGGTTTCCACCCATGTTCTTTTAATTCTTCTTCATCTAGGTCGCCTTTATACCATTCAGTTTTGTTTCGAACTAGAATTTTATACTCAGCTTTGAGTTTCTTCAATTTAAGACCTTCTTCAACATAATGTCTAAAGTACTTATTATGAATTTTTGGTATGTTTGTCGCGGCTCTTGATATGTCTGATTGATCAATAGCCCCGTCTTTTTCCCACTCTTCAAAAATTTTAGCAATATCCACAGTCATCTCCCCACAAATACATGATATTTTATCACAGTTAGATGAAAATGTCAATCATATCTTTTTTACCGTGTGACCATTATGCTGAAATGTAATGTCACATGTCTTGTAATTAACATCTGTTTCTGTTGTATCGAGTATAATCGAACCTAAAGATATAGGAAACATGTCTTTAAATGTTACTTCAATACCAGGATTTTTTCTGCTATCAAGTATAGTCAATGTTGCATCACTGTATAATCCATCATCGCTCTGTTGAAGAGATTTATACTGATCAAACGATTGCGGTTTGCTTAGTCCAACTATCCAGTCGAAGATTTCGTTATAGCTGTCCATGTATTCATCTACTCGAACAGTAATATCGAACTGTTCATATTGAAGCTTGTCACCAGCAAAGTGAATTGTCTTGAATGGTGTATGTGAATCTGTAACGCCCATTGACAGGCCAGGAATAGTAGCTGCTTGAACGAAGAAGGAAACGTTTGGTAGTCTCTTGATAGAAAATCTAAATCCTGTTGGTGACAGAAAATTTTGCTGAATCATCATTTTTCCTATTGACATTTACTAGCTTGGTGATATATTTATAATGTAAGTAAAGGCAATAACAGAGTAAACAAATGATCATCTATGATAGAGACGGGAAAATCACCATAGAGGTGGGTAAAGAAACGATTGATGTCACACAGGGTGATCTCAAACTAGAGCAAATCGCCGCAATCGTAGCTGAAGCTCTTGGGGAAACGGTCTTTTGGTTAGATCGCAGCGGAGAATAAATCATAATGATATCTGATAAAGACAGAGCTCAAGACATTCTTGTACTTTCTAGGTTTCTTCTTTGGCAAGAACCAGGTGCACTTGTAGGAGGCTATAGGGCAGAAGATGCATTTGTGTCAATGTGTAATCTTCTTAACTTAGATCAGGCTCTAATTTGTGCTGTCATTCGACCAGACATTGAGCAAGACACGCTCGAATATGCAGACATTTGGCCTACGGAGCCTAGGGTGTTTAACATTGAAAAATCTTGACAAATTATTCAAGCAAAAGTCTAGTGTAGAATTTAATTGGGTCCATGATACTGCTAATCTGAAATATTATAAACAAATCATCATTAGAGGTGATCATTCCGATTATCATAATGTGTTGTCTTCTAAACGTGTAGTTGAGTTACTGACCGGTGGCCAAAATTCTATGTGTGAATTTGCAACATTGCAAGGTTACATTGGTTTCGATACTGTCGAATTCAGCGTTGAACCGGGATTTTATTCTCTGTGGATTGGAGATTCTTGGTCAGCTGAAGGTGGCTTTGAAATCGACATTGATGTATTTCGCCTCATTGCGAAACCATTGTAATACAAAAAGAAAGGGGCTCCCAAGGAGCCCCAGTTTGTTTTTGCTCAGTTAGACTGACTTCTCTTATTAGAGAATGTTTGTTACACGTATTTTTCTGTAGTAGACGTTAACGTTATTGGCAAGAGAACCGTTACCAACTGTTGCACCCTGTGCGAATGGGTTTGCAACCATGCCATAACGAGTCTTGAAGCCCAGTTTTGACTGGAAGCTGTTTTCACCAACAGCACGAACCATCTGTAGAGGAACGTATGGGCAATAGAACAGACCAGCGTCAAAGGCAGAAGCACCCTTGTAGCCAACGATAAGATAGTTCGAACCAGCATATGGGTCGATATACACCTTCATACCTCTAATAACACCAGCGAATGTTTGACCAGTATCATCAACATTCATATTGCTTGTATTTAGAGCTGGAGTATAATCAAGGACGCCAGCCATTTGAAGAGCTGATGCAACATCTGAAGAACAGATAACGATGTTGCCTTTTCCACGTCTGGTGTCTTTTGCGATTTGGTTAGCTTCGCGTTCGATTTGGAAGTGAAGACCCTTAAACTTTTCAACAGCCCAGCGACCATTTGCGTCAACATCGAGGTCGAATGTTCCAGTAGTTGCTGTAGTACCAGATGCAGCACCAACAACAGCAGTTGAGTAAATAGTACGAATTAATTCGCGGTTGATTTCTGCAAGAAGTTCTGTTTGAAGCATTGTTGCAAGTTCAGACTCAGCGTCTAGACCATGAATTGCTTTCAAGTCTTGTGCAAGTTCAGTGGTGTATTCTGCTTTTAGAGCACGGCTCTTTGCACTCACAGTTACCTTTTCAAGGCTGAATGCCATTTCTGGGTAGTTAGTACCACCACCATCACCTAAAGCTTCAGCAGCGGTTGTTGATAGACCAGAACCAGTGTTGAATAGTGATGTGTTAGCAATGTCAGTACCAATGTTACCAGTACCTGGAATTGGTGATCCAAGGTGTGTGCCAGTACCAGTAAAGTCAGTGTCTGCTTCGTTATAGAATGCTTCTGTACCAGTTTGTGACGTGTATCTTGAACGCATTGCGAAGATAAGTCCAGTTGGACCAGTCATTGGCTGAACACCAGCAACGTCATATGCAATCAGGTTAGGAGCAGCTCTGCGCACAAGAGTGATAAGAACTGGATCATATCCTTTTACGTTACCAGTAGCCATATCACCAACGGCGTTAGCTGGAGCTTCAGATAGTAAAGAAAGCGGCGAATAAGATGAACCTTCTCTTAAAGCGATCTCTGTATTTTCTAGAAGCTGTGCAGTAACAGCTTTACGGTGATTGTCTCTGATGCCTGGAAGGTTGCCATGTTCTAGAACCGGGCCCCACTTCTTTAGTAGCTCATCAATTTGCATTTTCATTTTTTTACTCTCTCCTTAAAATGGATTTGTATTAGTATTATTTATACGAATTAAGATTTATATTTGTTTAAAGAAGCAACATACGCTGCTACAGAAGGATCAATTTTACCAGCAGGTTCATCAGCCTCTTCTTCAAGATATTCAGCCTGATCTTCACTACGAGTAACACCATCAAAATATGATTCCTTAAGTGTCTCTAGTTTTCTAGTATAATCACCAATTGACTCGTAAGATACGCCTTCAGACAACACTCTTAGACGTTCAATATCTGTTGATATCATCCCTTCAACAAAGTTGGCGAATGTCATATCCTTTTCTAGTTGTTCTTTATCTTTACGAACAGTAGCGAGTTCTTCAAACATTTCATTATAACGAGCGTACGCTTTGTCAACCATTTCTTCCATTTCAGCAATTGCGTCAACTGTATCCTCATTGATATCAAGATTATGTTCGACGACAATATTTTTGATATTGGCAAAAAGTGATTCAGCTACAGCAACCTTATAACCGGTTTCCAAAGCTACTTCGTTTTCTTCCATCCACTTTTCGACAACATAATCCAGATAAGAATCAATTTTATCAGTGAACTCTTCAATCAATGCTTCTGTTTGTTCTTCAAGCACGGTGTTAAGTTCTTCTTCAAGCTCTTCGCGGATAGCTTCAACTCTTTCATGAACAGCAGATTCAAAAATCGTAATCGTCTTTTCTTTAAATTCTTCTGAAAGATCATGATCACCAAAAAGCGCTGTGATCGCTTCATGAATACCAGCATTGTTTGTGCCTTGGGGTGTTACTACTTTTGTACCAATGTTTGGTTCGTCTTTAGCATCCCATTTATCGCCTTTGCGGTTTTTCTTAGCACTTCCACCAGCAGGTGTTACTGGATCGTTAGAGAACGAATCCTCGCCAGTCGCCTTTACTTCTTCTAAATTTTTATCCATTTAGGGTCTCTCCTCATTAAGATTCGTGAAATTCAATAGTATTTATATTATTACAATTTTGATAGTATTATAGGCTGTTTAAAAAACGATGAAAAACATTAATTGCCTTTGCTTCATCAAATTGCTTATAATTTGTTTTAACTTCTTCTTTAACTTCATCTAGCATTTTTTCTATAACCCATGAAGAAGAAGCAATGTCATAAATCCAGCTAACTCCTTCCATGATGCCTTTTACGAAGGCATCTGGTGCTGAAGGGTCTGCTACAATATCACCAGCAGTCGCTAACATAAAGTCGTCTTGTACTTCCATGATGCCAAGTTTATTTGGCTTCACCGAACCCATTCCACGAGAAGAAATGCCAAGTTGTGCTCCGGATTCAATAAGACCTTTCACCACATCGCCCATAGGGGTTTTAGTTATTTTCGCTTTACCGACAATATTTGAACCACTTGATTTTAATTCGGTGAAGATATGTGATACACGATCAAGGTTGATAGTTGGTCCTTGAGGATGTCCAAGTTCTCCGAATGCTCTATTCTTTGAAACGTAATTGTCATTGTATCTATTCATTTCACGTACTAAAACATTGGACGGATAAATTCTACCGTTACGGTTCTTAATATCACCTTGCATGATGATACCTTCAATGTAAACGTTTTTTTCGCCGTTTTCATTCGCTTCAGTGATGAAATTAACATCTTCTTGTATTTCTTTAATTAGCAGCATTTCTTATTCCTTTATTATCTGTAGGCAATAGACACTGCACGAACAGCGGTATTAGCAGTAATAGTATCGGTCGGATCTTTAATAAAGACTTCATCTAAACCAGCACCTAATGTATAAGTGCCATATACCGTTGTATTTGCATAAGTAAATGTAAGAAGTGCTATGCTTGGTGTATATACACGTACAACTGTAGAATTACCAACAGTATTAGCAGTTGTAAGGGCAATCTCTTGCCCCTTTACTTTAACAAAATCTACCATTATTCTATTTCCTTAGCAAAACCCATGATTTCATTAAATCCATTTTTACTTGATTTAAGTCGTTCTTCCATTTTAGCTTTATTTGAAGAATTCAATTGATTGAATAGATTATTTAAACAGTCGACATTTTCGCGATTAAGAGTAACTGATGATCCGTCTTCAAGATGCATTGCGCCAACTTTGAAAACTTCGTCGAGATCTTCAACTTCTTCTCTTGTAAGTCTGTCAGTTGCTTTAGCGATACCGACTCTTCTGTTTTTACGAAGTCGACTAAGACCTTTGTAATCCGGATGAAAAGTACCAATACTACTAATATCACCTTGTTTTCTTGCTAGGTCATCAGCAGACTTTCTTACATAAGATCCTAAAGTTTTCTTTGAAAGCTCATCTAGATCTTCGACTTCTTCTGGAAGATTTGGCTTAGGATGTTTTCCAAGAGTTGCTTGAATAAACTCCTTTTTACCCCTCACATGAAAGTCCCATGCCTTACCAGTTTTTTTATTTATTGGAGTCTTTGGTCTTCTAAGTAAGTCGAATTTATTACTTCTAAATGTTTTTGCTTTGTGCACCTCGCCGGCAAGATCTATTTGCTCATCTAGATCTTCAACTTCTTCTCTAGTAAGTCTATCAGTTGCTCTTGTAATACCTGCTTGACGTTGGCCTAATCTTTTTTTAGCACGAATAGTAGAGGTGTCATCGTTATTTCCAACTATAGCCGTTGCGGTATTGCCTATTTGGCTCATAGCAGCTTTCTTGATATATGAGCCAAGTTTTTCCTTCGAGACTTCGTCTAGATCTTCAACTTCTTCACCCATCACCCCTTTGCCTGCTTTATGCTTAGCTAGATGCATTCCTCCGAGCCGCTTCGCGTATGTCTTTAACATAGATTTCACTTCGCCCTTCTCTGGGGTGATATCTTTGGACCTGAACTTCTGCAACCTGTCGGCAATGCTACGGGTTTGGGTCTTTGCAGCGCCATGATATGACTTCAAAGTGTCCATCGACACTTCGTCAAGATCTGTTTCTTCATCAAGATCAACTACAACAAAACCTTCTGCAACTGGTTTCACGTGATATTTAAGGCCGTAGTACCCCTTTTCACGTGCTGACAGATATGAATTAAGTCTTTTAGCCTGTTTTTCAGCATCTTCTATATTTGCATGGACCTTAATTGGCTTACTACTACGATTCTCACCGAATGATCCACTCTTAAGAAAAACACCATGACCTTCATCTATAGCACGTGCAATTGCTCTACGACGCTTGATGAGATACTTGTCAGATTTATCAGTATCACCATCGTTATCAATATCGGCATCGTGCTTACCGACTGGATCCATTGCTTCTTTTTTGATGCTCTTTGCAATTTCATGGGCTTTATTGATTGTTGACTTTTTCAAAGGAGGAGTATCACCTGTTTGTTTCATAGCTGCAGCCATACCAACTGCGTATGGCTCATCAACTTCTTCATTTCTAAGCCTAGCATTTTCAGCATCTTTACCAACCAAGATACGTGCTTTACCGGTACTCCAAAGACCACGATGATAATTTAGCGCATCAAATGCTTTAGTTGGATGTACTTCATGATAAGACTTTGAGCCAGTGAATTTATTAGTAACTTCGATGTATTGATTTTTTTTATTTGCTTCATCAAGATCAACTTCTTCGCCGATTTTGATTTCTCCAGCTCTGCGTTGAATTACTCTTGCTTTGCTTTCTCCGGTATTTGGATCAACCGCACGAACAATAATAGCTTCTTTATCAGCGCGCTTTGTGTGCAACGTAGCAGCTTCATAAACTCTTTCCTCTTCGTCCTTTGTACGATCAGCTAAACGCTTAGCTTTCTTTTTGTCTGAAGTGAACTGACCAGTCGCGGCATTAGGATAATCGCGCTTATTCACGGCATGTTTATCCCAGAACTCCCTTTCAGGTCCATCCTTTGGTATATAAACTGTCTCTATTAGATTTTTAAAAGATTTCATGTATCACCTTATTTCGAAAGTCTATTAACAGCTCGATCAATTCCCTTAAGGCGCATTCCAGCAGATCTTCTAACCTTAGAAATTGTTTCATCATCAGCTCCGAGAGCTTTTTTCATGTCTGCTCTAGCTTGATATTTGTTAGGCATATTGCGATTGGTCAAACGATCAACTTCATCGGCATCGGCACTGCGTCTTCCAATTTCAACACCTTTACTTGCAACATTATCAGAAGCCTTACTGATATAAGACCCTAGTGTTTTTCTTGAAAGTTCATCAAGATCTTCAGCTTCTTCAAGATCGACTTCTTCGTTTTTATCCCACGGAGACTTTGCCAAAGAAACTGGCTTCTTCTTTTTTAGATCATTTTGATGAACCGCATAAGATAGTTTCTTCGAAAGAACAGGCATATCACCTTTCTCACGAGATGTGGCTTCATCCATGCCATCAAGATCGACTTGTTCATGAATAGAGTCAATCGCATCTGACACTTTTTCTCTCATAGCATTTTCAAATGCTTCTTCAAACGCTGATGCGTTTTTGCTCAATATCGCTGAAATAATTTCTTTTACTGACATAGGTTTCTCCTTAATTTGGTTGTGTATTCTGCTGATTAGGGTTAGAATCTATTTGCTGAGGTGGCACAACCGGTTCTGGCTCTTCCTCAACTTCAGCTTCTATTTGTTTCTTAATCTCTTCAATATCATCTTCAGACATTCGAAGAACATTTTTACGTACCCATTCCTTTGAAAAATAATCTCCTGTATAATTACTTATATCGGAAAGTATACTCAGTCTATCACGAAGAATTTCTGCTTCTATTAATTCTTCAAAATGGTTATCATTCATAAAGTTATAACGAATTTTATCCTTAATCAGATCCCATTCTTCTGGTTTAATTATACCTTTAAGAATAAGTTGCTTTTCAAGTACTTTATCAAATAAAATAGAAAATCTATTACGAAGTCTTCGAATAAATTTTGCGAACTTCACTTCATCACGAGATATTTCAGAGGCTCTTCCTAAAGAAAAACCCGTCTCAGACTCTAACCGCGAAATTGGAACATTAAGTGACTTATATAATTTCTTTTGAAAATATAAGATATCTTCCATTTCACCTAAGTTTTGACCACCTGGTAAAGACGTAATTTCAGTTCCTCGGTTTCCTTCTCTACGCGGTAACCAAAAATCATCGGTTACAGTCATAAACTTACGATCGTCTTTCATTTCACCGGTAGATGCATCATAAACTAACTTATTTTTATGATTCACCATCATCTCACGAAGGTATTGCTCAGCTTTAATCTTTGGGAGGTTGCCGACATCAATATAAAATACTCTACGTTCAGGCGCTCGAGAAATTCTGTAAATAACTGATGCATCTTCCATCATACGCAATTGATTCAGAGGCTTAAATGCTTTATGTAAATGACTAATGATTACAGTATTTTTATCATTAATTAACCCAGAATTACACGCTACAATCGAATCATTTGCAATTCTTAAACCTTGAATTGAATCGGTAATACCTACAGAACTAAGTGTGTTATTTGTATCATATCCTCTTTCAGTAAAAACATAATATTCGTTCTTCAACTTCTTTAAAGAAAACTGAGTATTATCAACTCGTTGTCTTTCATACTCACGAACTTTGCGTATTTTTCGCGAATCAATATATCGTAATTCCTGAATCCCCTTCTTTGGAGCATTCTCATCAATAATAACATGATAGTTTAATCTTCCATCAACATACCACTTACTAAAGATATCATATCCTTGATTCGAAAAGTCTAATAATTTCAAAACAGTTTCAAATTCTTCACGTATCTTCTTTTTAATAGTATCCGGCATAGAAATATCGTCTGTTACGCACTCAACTACATTTTTATCATCTGATATTGTAACAGCTTCATTAATGATATCATCAACTGCGGATTGTACTTCAGGTTGTAATAACATTGAACGATAACGGTTTACCAATTCAGCTTCAGTTTTTGCAGTCCCGTCTAAATCAACAAATGTACTTTGCGCGCCTCCAGCTGCAATAGATATTGCACTATCATCATTTTGGGGTTCTACAAAAGACTTTAACTCTTCTTTAGCAGAATCTTTTCGCTTTATTTCGAAGCCAAATAGCATCATTCGTTAAATTACCACTTCATTAATTCATAGTCTAGATTAAGTTACGCACGTGTTCCTGCATCGCCGGTAATACCTCCAGAGACATTCCACCAGTCGTACTGGAATGTAACACTGAACTCTTCGATCTGATCAGTAGCTTCCCAATTCATTTCAATTGGTGCAATTTCTACTGGAAACAATCCGTTAAAGTTATACACTCTTAGGGGAACACCAGTCTTCGAGAATTGAGTAATTTGTGCCTGTGACTTATACTGCAACGGTGATGCACTATTAAAAGCTGTAATATTACCTTGGTGCGAGTTGATTGCGGCCATCCAATTTTCTAAAGCATTTCGAATAAGAAAATCTTCATCGTTGATTACATTAACTGTCCACGGCTCAAACGTTCTATCACCATGAATTTTAATTTTACGACCAAAATATGGAACTTCAATTGTACCAAGAGTAGAAGCTGGAATTGTTGCTGCTTTTACCAAAAATGGCACTTTAATATCAGCAACACCGTTTACTGGATTCGTAATCTGTACTTGGAAGAGCGATCCCTTCGCTCCCCCAAATGTTAATTGGCTTTTTAGATCATTGATATTGAACGCCATAGTATTATCTCCTTATCTTTATAGTATTTATACTCTTAGCGTTGCCCAATGATTTCTTCAAATTCTACACCAGTTCTAACTGCTACAAAATTCAATTGAATAAAGTTAATTGCACGAGCAGGTTTAATGTAAATATCACCAACAAACTCATTACGATCAATGACTTCTGGTGTGTTATTTGATTCATCACATACAACTCTAAAGTCGTAAATACCTCTACGGCCTTGGACATCTCTTAAAAATGGTTCAACAATATTTCTAAATCCGGCGCGGGTGAATTCATCGTTAAACTCAAATAGTGTTGAATTTGACGCACGAGTAATTGCCTTTTCAAGAACGATAAATAAACGTCTAACGTTAATTCGATCGAAAGCCGAAGGCTTAATTAAGTGTGTTTTATCGCCAAATAGAAGAACGCCTTGACCGGGTTGAGCAATTACTGGATTTACTGCAGCTTTATATAGTTCATTACGATCAGCTTTTACAGGATTATACGCTAGTTTAATTACGTTTTTGATCGATCCTCGATTGTAACCGGCTGGAGAAAACCATGGATCTCTTTGATCGTCTGTTTTAGCACATAGGCCAGCAATATCGCCATTCAATGGAGTATACACATACTTATCGTTGTAGCGGTCATATCTATACTTGTAGCCAGAGTCGACTACTGTATAAGATGAAGGTGTAAGAGAATTAGAAAAGCCTGTAACATTAGCGAGCTTACCTGATACATCGACAACGTCAGATCGAGCAGGAGACACAAATAACATAGCATCTTTTCTTGATTCAACAATGGTTGTTAAGTAATTTGCGAGCTGAACGTCATTAGTGCCGCGTGCTGGCCCTTGCATAAGGAGAGAAATGTCAATTTCTTCTGGGTTTGCAAAAGTATCATATGCTGTTTGTAAAGACCCAATAACGACGGTGTTTTCATCGGCACCATTTGTACCACTTGTCAGCGCGCCATCTAGTGCTGATGAAAGTGGAGCGCTGTTTGCGTTTGTTAGCTTTACATATTTTGACTTTGTATTGATTACATCTGCGTAGAAATTGTTTGTACCATCTGGCTTTTTAGCACCTACAGTAAGAGATACATCTTCATACACTTCGAGAATAGCATTAGAAGCACCAGCAAAAACACCGGTGGTATCGAGCACGATGATGTGGGCATCACCAGCGGCCGGAACAGATGAAACTATAGACTGTAAAACTGTATTCGAACTTGAGTAAGTGGTGTTTGTCGCCATGATGACTTTAATTGAGTTTCCAAGTTCACCTGGATACTTCGCAGAAAATCCAACTTGTTGCGCAACAGTGTTAGCTGCAGGTGAAGCAGTATTTCCGCTGTTTACACGAGTAACATATAGAGAGTTACCGTATGCAAGGAAGTCTGCTGCTGTAAAGAAAGTTTCAATGTTGAAACTTGTAACAGGCTTACCAAAACGATTTACGAGATCTACTTCAGATGAAACAAGGATTGGTTCATTCACTGGGCCCCATGCGAAAACACCGGCAATTGCGCCAGTAGTTGTTGACACCGCAGGAACAACTGTAGTCAGATCGATCTCAGAAACGTTAATGCCTGGACTTAGTTGGAATGCCATATTATATCTCCTTTTGTGAGCATTATTTTAAGGTCTACTATTCCTTTTATTTATAATACGGGCGATTACCAATTTAGCCAATCATTAGATCTTATCATTGGCACTTCAACAGGTTCAATATCATCATATGTTAATCCAAATGGTAATAATTCATCCATAATTTCTGAATCAGTTTTTTCGCGCAATTTCATCATTGTGTTTATATCTGTTATTTCTTTAAAAAATGACTGGGTAGTTAGCCATGCAAATAACACTAATCCCATTACTAGATCGTCATGGCGTCCTGATTCTGCTTCATATGATGATCCTTTACGAGAGAATGTCGACAGCTCATTGATTGTTTGGAAATCATGCAATATTAATTGGTTTTGTTCACACAATAGTTTTAAAACTGAACAGCCTATAGATTTCACTTGCTTAGTGGTACGAATACCCTTATCAACGTTTGATCCATATCCACCGGATATTCTTTTACCGCTTCTTCCAGCTGACTCAGTATGTAACAGAGACTCTACTTCAAAGTCAAAATGTAATGTGTCAGAAACTTGAGCACCAATATCATTTACTTCAACAAGAATAAACGCATCGTTGTAAGACTTTGTCGTGCGGAATATGATATCAGCGTAATCAACTGGTGTAATTATGTTGTTTCGATACGTTGCAACTTGCTTATATGGCATCTGACTTACGTCAATAATATGAAACGCTGAGTAGTCTAGGCCTTTGCCTCTTGATACATCTACTATACAAACATATGTACGGTTTTTTTCTGGCACGTGATATACAGACAATCCTTGAGAAGCATGAATAGGATCATGGTAAGACGCTTGTAAACGCTTAAGTGTAGTACCATCAATAAGCGTACCTGATGAACCAACAAATTCACAACAATATTCCTGAGAGAATTTTTGCATATCAAAATTAAGAGCTTCAAGTGTTTCTTGTTTCCAAGCATCACCTCGACCAGGTACAAGATCCCACGTTACTTCAACATATTTGTATCCATTAACACCTTGTTTGGCGCCTTCACAGACCTTAAAGAAGTGATTAAGGCCATTTGGAGTAGAAGTCATTAGCAGTTTGGTTTCTTCACCTGATGAAATAGTAGGATATACAGAAGCAAAGAATTCATCATATCCCTCAACGAAGGCACACTCGTCAATATACAAAAAGGCGATTGACTTTCCTCGAATAGAGCTCGAAGTAGTAGTACCGGCATATATTTTACAACCGTTTTCAAGTTCAATTGAGTTTTTATTCCACTCGTCAATTCCGTGTTGCATCCATTTTGGTAAATTTTCATACGCAAGCTTAATGCGTTCCAAAACTTCCTTTGCGCCATCACCCTTATTTGAAAGTATACCAACAGTTTTAAACTCATTAAAGATAATGTAGTGAAGAATGATTGCAACAGCAGTCGTGGTTTTACCAGCTTGTCTCGCGGTCAGAACTGCCACACGCCGATTATTAAAGATTTTTAGAGCAATATCCTTTTGATAATCGTACATTTTAAGCGGAATTAGACCTCTATCAACGTGTACGATCTTGATATAGTTTTCTGCAAAATAGATTGGGTCCATCATGCATTTAGCCATTTCAGTCATTTGTTCTGAAGTCCAATTTTGGCTTTGTCCGGTGCGTTTAAGGAGATTATTGCCTAAATAACCGCCCCTTTGTCTTTCAGTCGCTAATTCCATCTTTTTTCATTCCTGTCAATACCTTAAGTAAATCATGTGTAGTACCAACAAACAAATTATTGTTAGTTATACCAACGTTGTTTTGTTGTATACCATCATTACTCTCTTCTTGAGCTTTAGTTTTTGAAAGCTTCACTAAATCTTTATTTGCGTTGACTAAAGTTTTCATCGTTGTTGCTAATGCTTCATAAACATCTGGGCGTTGTGCCTGTCCAGCAATATTAAGAAGATCTTTTAATGCTTCTGTACCAGTTTCAATTACGTTATACATGTTTTTACGAGCGTAATCAAAATCAGTATCTGCTTGATCTTGTCGCGTTTCGATTGTTTTTGGCATAGATGAAGAATTAGAATCGCTAACTGGTATATTACTTGATAGCGCCTTAGATAATATTTTTGCATTAGAAGATAACTTTTTAGGTGTATCTTCTACTATTTCTGCTTCTTCTACCTTTCCAATTGGAGGTAGCCCTAAGTATTTTCCTATATTGTCAGTCATTATCTTCTATTTGCACTAAATATGCCCAGTCATCGTCAATACTAATATTTGCATATGATATTGTTTGACTTATATCTGTCGTAGGTTGTCCGTTTGCCGTTAATCCAGGTTGAACAGTAATTGATTGGTATGGCGAATTTGCAGTCATCGAACCATATACATTTGCTGTTACAAACTTAATAATTTTCTTTTCAGCTACTGGGCCGAAATAATATCCCTTTAGTGTGAAGTTTAAAGTCCAAATTAATGCTCTTCTTTCATCATATGATCCTTCGTATGTATCTTCTGTAGTTATTGAATTCAATACGATTGGTATATCTAAATTCAAATCCATAGTATCTATAAGCTTAGCAGTAACAACAAACTCCGGTTTAAAAAACGGCAAAATTTGTTCAATGATCTTTGTACCATCTTCAGCATATTTTGTCATAATACTAAGAGTAAAATCTATATTATATGGGGCTGGAGTATACTGAGTACGTACTCTATCCTTCGCTAAAACTGATTTAGTGTTTCGAATAATTTGCGATAAATTTCTACTGCCATCATAACTAATTGATGTAATCTCAAAAGACATTCTTGGCAATGAAATGGCCTGTGCTTTAAACTCAGGATCTTGTTGTATCTTTGTTAAAAACTTTTGAACTGGTCCATAGTTAATAGGAACCTTGAAGCGTTGAGTTTCTACATTTAAGTTATCAGCTCTACCAATTGAGATATTATTGAAGAGTGTACCTAGAATTGCAACATATCTTCTAGTAGTCTGATGATAAAAATCTTGACCGAACACTATATATTATCTCCAAAGGGGTTATCAGCACTAAAATCTAGTATTGCATCGGCGGTTGTTTCAAATGTAAGATTATCAGCAATAGGATCAATAGCTTCTATACCAGCAATTGTGTTATTTGCACTAGTTCTATGCGGATTGAGAAGAGTATCAATTTCTCTTATACCAGTATTAAACACTTCGTTAGAATATTCAAATAGTTCACAGCGTAAATCATACATTTGCAAGGCACCCATCTGATAAAAGATTGGCTTATTATCAACAAACATCACCTCAAAAATCTTATTGTTAAGGGGAAAATATATTAAATCGCCTTCTTTTGGTCGAAATTCATCGTTATAGGAGCCAACATTTTCAGTAAATCTTCGTATTGATACAGAAAACGTAATTGAATCACGGATTTGTAGTCCAAACTTGGATAAGAATTGACCATCTCCTTCAAATCCTTCTACGTTTTTAATATACATTTCGATCATATAAGCTTCTTTGAATACTGGCTGATCGTCTTCATTAAGAACATCATCGAGTGCTCCAAGCTTTCTTGGAAGATACCATATATTCATTCCATACATACGGATCGATTCAATGACCAGATCTTCAATAAGAGTCTGCTCCGTTGAATTTGAAAAATTTCCGAAGTAGTTGTTAACAGCCATATTATATCCTATTCGTTATATCATAGTGTATACAAATGTATACACTCAGCCGATCATATCGGTTACCGGCAAAGAGAAAGAAATAATCATGTCTTCTTCCATTCTACGAATATCTTCTCTTGCGTCGTCAAGGATTTTTTCTCCATTAAACTGAACACCGCCTGGCAAATTCATACCGGTGAATTTTGTAAGATTTCGGCCCCAGTTTTCCTGTATTCGCGCAGTTGCATAATTCTGAAGCCATCTATCTTTCCAAACATCTTGATAGATATTAGGATCTACAATCTGATAGCATTCATATATTAGGAATTCTCCAACCTTAAGCTTGTTTTTATTAACATCTATATAAAGCTTATTCACGTGCCTGTTATAGCGAATTGGCTGTTCACCGGTTAAAAGTTCTCTCATGAATTCTAGATGTTGAAATGACATGTAGTAATTTATTAAATCGTAATTAACAAAATCATGAATGTTATTCAAAACAAACTGATACTCCGCGCTAAACATACCAGACCCGGTTAGTTTGCCACTAATTGGGAATATATTCACCACCCCAATTACGTTTTCTGGCACTGGTATATAGCCATTATCTATATCTTCTTGGGTCATCTGGCGTTTGGCGTAAATCTTTTCGGTGCCATCAAAGTGATAATCCCAGTAATAACTTAAGGCTTCGTCAATACGATCTTCAACTTGATCGCCATCAACGTTAATTTCAATAACCGGCTTACCTAATTTACGTAAGCAATATTCTTTGAACTGAGCTCTTGTCGTAGGTTGTGCCATTGTTATATCTCTCCCCTATATAGATATTTATATCTTACTTCAGTAAGATAATTATCATTTCATTAGAATAACACGAATTGGACATCTGGTTCTATTGGTTTAAATGGTTCTGCGTTAAGCCAAATTGGAGTAGCATCCTTTGTTATTATTGGCCGCCCGCTAATGCCTCCTCCAACATAATCATTATTAGATTCATTTGGATCTTCAGCGTTTGGAATATTAAATTGTGCTATTGTTCTTAGCCCAGGGTTACCATATCCATTTACTAGATACATTTTGTTGCCATTCGACTTAAAAAACACACCCTGCGCGCTGAAGCTGACGTAATTCCCCGCACCGGCAAAATAAAAGAATTCACTATATGAAACTGTATTTATCTCCCAAGGTGTAGAAAGTGTGAATTCAACAATTGCAGGGTCACCGCCAACGCATACATACATTTTTGTCCCATCAGATTTAAATGTAGTCGCGCCACCACCAAATGAATAACCAATTTCTGTTACAAATGATGAAATGTATGACGCAGTAGTTATGTCCCACGCCGTTGACAAATCGTATTGGTATATCCGGAGCTGATCAGTTATATACATTTTTGTGCCACCTGTACTAAATGTGATGTTTTGCAGATATCCTTGTAACACACCATTTGGTCTACTTACAGTTATAACATTCGCATTGAATGATCTCGAACTGTATGATACAGATCCTATGTTCCACGGTATAAAAAGATCATACTCGTAAACAACACCACTTGCATCAAGAGTATACATCGTATTCCCACCTGGCTTAAAAAACATCCCGCATCTGGTGGTAACATTAATAAAAGAAACACCTGTATATGTTGCTGAATTCACATTCCATGGTGTAGAAAGCGTATATTGTAAAATTTTACCATGCGAGTTATCTGTTATATTTAAAATATAAAGAATAGAACCAGTATCATCAAATGATATAGCTGCTAGTGCACCTTGGGTTACTTGTGGTGTTGCATCGAACATATTTGCATACGTAAATAGGTCTAAATTCCACGAAATTGCTTCTGCCGTATCGACGTTGTATTGAAACACTGAATTGGCAGCCACAGCAAATAATTTTGATCCGCTATATGCAAAAGTAATTCCAAATGGACTGCCGCCAGTTTGTGCAGATATATTAAATGATTTATTATATGAAGCTGTTGATATATTCCATGGCGTAGAAAGTGTATATTGCAAAACCCGTGGATTTTGGCCTTGTTGGCCTAGAATAAACATTCGAGTGCCAGTATCATTGAATTCTATATCTACTGGTAAAGAATCTTGTGCAAGAGTGTTGAAACTGGTTGTAAATTGGGCCGTATTTATCTCCCAAGGAGTAGAAAGCGTATATTGATAAAAATTTTGATTACCTGATACGCTTGACCCAAGATACATCTTAGACCCGTCATCGCTAAATGTAATTCCTATCGCCCCTGCTGTTTGATTCGCAAACCCGAAACTTTTCCCAGTATATGAAGCGGTTGATATATCAGCTGGAGTAGAAAGCGTATATTGGTCAATAGTTTTTTTAGCCGCATGAACATAGTACATAGTGGTACCGTTTGGATTAATGGCAAAAGATCGACCAGATTCAGATGGTTGTGTATTAAATGAATACTCACGACTATATACAGCGGTTGAGATGTCTTGAGGCGTTAACAATGTATATTGTAATATTTTCCTTTGATTATAATCAAAAAGATATACTATAACTCCGTCTCCAGTAAAGGCAATATCTGTTATGTTTATATTAGACGCTAATGAAAGACTCTTAGAGCTATATGATACGGAAGTTAAGTCCCATCCTCCAACATAAAATCCGGGAGAACTAATACTAGGATATTGATTTACAAAAAGTATTCCACCGTTTGGTCCAATTGAAGTTTTATTTGTTTTATCAAGTTGAACAAGGACCGTTCTATCTGATAACGCTGTTGGAGTACGATACACTAACCGTGAATCTGGAAGAGTTACCACTGGCTTACGTGATAATGGTGTTTGCACTGGTATGGCTATAGATGTTTGAGTTGGACTTTCTTCGTACCCAGAAAGTCCAGCACCCACCTTTTGAAAATATCTTTTACATAACATAAGTTCTGTATTTGGATCACGCGGTTTGTAATCAGAAGCTGCAGCTGTAGTAAGAGCGCCATATCTAATATGTATGCCCCACAAATCTACACCGATCACTTGTGCCCCAAGCGAGTTTGTTCTAGAAGATGTTCCACTTCCTGATGACATCCAGAAATTTACTCCAAGACAATCGTCTCTATTCTCGCCTATAGTTTTTCCTGAAATGGATGGGACACTAAACGTAGCAGCAAATGGCGCGAAAGATTCGGTTAAAGATATAGTAACCGGAGATATATTCACACGAGTTGAAGGCATTCCTCCAGTGCCAAATATCTGTGTTAATTCAATTGCCATATTTCCAGATCCGGAGCTTCTTCGGGCCCATCCAAGTACAGTGATGGTTTGCCCAGCGTAACTCCGAACACCTTCAATATACTGAGATGTAACTGCAAAGTTTTCAATTCCGTTTTGTCCGGAAATGGAGTGCCTAAGAAAATAATTTATGTTATTTCCAGCTAATGTATCGCCAGGCAATGCTTTTTGTTGGGTATGAATACTATTACCACCATAATACGAATTTCTCCAGCGATCAGCCGTATAGCCCGCTTGAATGAAACTTATTCCTCTTTGCCATATACCAAAATCACCATTAATGATTAGATCCTCACGACTACTAAACGGGTTTCCTCCAGATCCTCCAGATGATCCTCCTCCGCCAGTAATAGTTGTTGTAATATTAACATTACTTGACCCATCAAAGCTTACTGATCCAGTAACTCCTCCAGACAACGATATAGTTCTTGGAGTTTCAAGTTTAGATGCAGTATTAGCGTTTCCAGTAATAGTTGTTGTAATATTAACATTACTTGACCCATCAAAGCTTACTGATCCAGTAACTCCTCCAGACAACGATATAGTTCTTGGAGTTTCAAGTTTAGATGCAGTATTAGCGTTTCCAGTAATACTAATTGACCATGTACCCGTTGCACCAGATCCGTTTGAAGTAAGCAGCGTACCACTAGTTGGCAGTGTAACGTTAGTTTCTCCAACTGTAGTAAGTGTTGTTTGGAAATTTCCAGATGTATTGAAAGTATTCGCAGTATTTATATCACCGCCAAGAGTAATTGTTTTTCCACTATTGTTAACGCCTGTGCCGCCATACTGACTATTTACAATAGAACCATTCCAAGTTCCTGAAGTTATAACTCCAGAATCGGTAATAGTAAAAATTTGACTGTTATTTGAATTAAGCGATAAGACGCCACTGTTAGCAATACTAACAATGATGTTTTTAGTCTTATCTAGAGACTCAAAGTTAATGTTCTGAGTTTGTAAGCCGTTTTTTGCTGTAAAGCGCTTATCGTTAGCCATGGTTCACTATCCCCTATTGGCGTTGTGGGTTTCTTGTAATACTTATATGATAATCATATGTTATAGGTTTATCCACAAGAAATTCCGGGTCTATCTAAATTAACCAATTAATTGAATATGTTTTATATCGCTCATATGCTTCTTGTAACTCCTGGTGTTATTGTCACAATACCTTCAATAACACGTGTAATTATATTTACTGGTGATGTAACTTCTACATCGTAAACATATCTACCCGGTTCAAGAGCTTCCGTTGTAGTATTGTTCACAAATAGAGTTACTTCACCGTTTACGTTATTATGGCTAGTCATAAAATTATAGACCGTGTCTGACGAATAATTCTTTCTCATTTGAGCAGTTATTGTATAGCCAGTTAAATCAAATATGTCGTTATTTGCATCTGCTAATTTGATTATCGTACGATAGTCACTACCCTGGTTAATGATCAGATTCAATTTAGCTGCCTTAGAATAACCAATATCGTCAGCTGTTGTTATAACCTTTGGACGCGGTTCACTTACTATTCCAGAAATAGTGTTATTAGCACCCAGTGAAACACCAGTGTTTCTTGTAACACCTGGTGTTACTGTTACCACGCCTTCCATTATACGTGTAATAATGTTTCCTGGTGATGTAACTTCTACATCGTAAACATATCTACCCGGTTCAAGAGCTTCTGTTATAACATTGTTCATAAACAGGGTTACTTCACCGTTTATGTTATTATGGCTAGTCGTAAAATTATAGGATGTATTTGCAGAATAGTTTTTACGTATTTGGGCAGATACAGTATAACCGGTTAAATTAAATACATTGTTATTTGCATCTGCTAATTTGAGTATTGAGTAGTAATCACTGCCCTGATCAATAACTAAATTCACTTTAGTTCCTTTAGAATAACCAATGCCATCTGCAGTAATTACTTGAGGTGATACTTCTAACGTTCCAGAAAGAATATTTGCTGCGCCGAATGAAACACCAGCTCTAACATCATCTATAACTGGCAATACTACAGTTCCGATCGTAGCATCAACCTGTACTCCAGCTAAAACTTGATTTGGTGTTGGTACTCTTAATGTTCCAGTGCTACTTCCGACAGTGACTCCGAATCTGACGTCATTTGTTGCTGGCATTGTACCAACACTTGTGTTAGTTAACAACTCGCGATTCATAAGTCCTAAGTAGGCCGATGCGAGTCTGCCTGCTTGCCAAGAATTTGGATGTATTGAGTCGGTCGTATAATATCCATTAGCAATACTCTGATAGAACGTGCTACCAAGATCAATTACTTTGATTTTTGTTTCTGTTGGATTTGCAGAGATATAGTTAGCAACTCCAGTTGTGATAGCACCACGTTGACGTCCAGAGAATGGCACACATAAAAATATCCATGCAGTTGTTGCTGCACGAATGCTAGTTAACCAATTTGTAACAACGCTCGACGCAATATCTAGTGCCCCGTCGTTGTACCCATGAATAACTACAACATAATCATGGGTACTAATATTACGTGATACACCGGGTTTTTTAAGATTCCAACTAGCCGGTAATGATGGGAATCCACCAACACCACCAATAGTCCAACCATCATCTACTGATCCGCATTGATCAAATTCAGCATCAAGTCCTATACCAATATGATTAGCATAACTACCTGTTGCGGCGTTTAAACCAACCATAGTAGTTACACCGGGAGGAGCAGTAACTTTCAGACCTGCGGCAATTGCATCGCCATATATAATGGCCTTCTTTGGTCTTGTTACTGGGGCAGCAAGCAAACCGGTTCCACCACTTGGCGAGAATGATAAGATGCGCAGCTTTTGCGCATCTCCCCATGTATCAACTTGATTATGATCATCTTTTGCTTGATAAATAATGTTTAGTTCATGGGCTCCAATTGAAAGACCTGTTATGTTAATTACGGTTTGACCAGCGGTAAGTTTAACAACCACCGGTGATTCGGCATCAATTTGGTAAAGAACCCAAGGATATGCTGAAAGGCCAGATGTATCGACGTTAATTGCAATAGCGTCACCGTCGAATCGTAATCGCATATAACTACCAGGCCAAACGGTTTCAGCAGCCTGTTGATTGACTATCCCAGTAAAGTGCCAGTTAGATGGGGACTTAATAATGGCGGAATTGCTAGGATAAAAAACACTTGTTGCCGGAATGCTAATAGTTCCAGTTGCGCCTATTGTAGGGCCTGAAACCGCAATTGCTGCACTTCCAGTGATTGCAGGCAAGGTACTTACTAATCCGGAGGCCGTAACCCTTGGCCCATTTAGGCCGATCGCAATACTTCCAGTAATTGGCGGAATGCTAATAGTTCCGTCAGCTGTAACTCTTGGACCACCTAAACTAATACCAACACTTCCAGTAATAGTCGGAATGCTAACAGTTCCAACAGCCGCAACTCTTGGGCCACCTAAACTAATGCCAACACTTCCAGTAATTGCTGGTATGGTGCTTACTAATCCAGTTGCCTCAATCTTCGGCCCATTCAGGCCGATCGTAGCGCTTCCAGTAATCGCTGGAACGCTAATAGCTCCGGTAGCGCCTATTGTAGGGCCTGAAACCGCAATTGCTGCACTTCCAGTAATAGCTGGAATGCTAACAGTTCCAACAGCCGCAACTCTTGGGCCACCTAAACTAATGCCAACACTTCCAGTAATTGCTGGTATGGTGCTTACTAATCCAGTGGCTTCTACCTTCGATCCGTTAATAACAATACCAGCACTTCCAGTGATTGCTGGTATGCTAATAGCTCCGGTAGCGCCTATTGTGGGGCCTGAAACCGCAATTGCTGCACTTCCAGTAATAGCTGGAATGCTAATAATGCCTATCGCAGCTACCTGGGGTCCGCTTAAGCCAATGCCAACACTTCCAGTGATTGCCGGAATGCTAATAGTTCCAACAGCCGCAACTCTTGGGCCACCTACGTTAACGCCAACACTTCCAGTGATTGCTGGTATGCTAATAGTTCCAGCCGCACCTATCACTGGTCCCTGAACTGTAATATTAGCGCTTCCAGTGATTGCTGGTAATGCACTGACTAATCCAGTTGCCTCAATCTTCGGCCCGTTAATAACAATACCAGCACTTCCAGTAATTGGCGGAATGCTAATAGTTCCAGTAGCCGCAACTATTGGACCACCTAAACTAACACCAACACTTCCAGTAATTGGTGGAATGCTAATGACGCCTATCGCAGTTACTTGGGGTCCGTTTAAGCCAATGGTCGCATTTCCGGTAATCGCGGGCAGGGTACTTGCTAATCCAGTAGCCGCAACTCTTGGGCCGCCTAAACTAATACCAGCACTTCCAGTGATTGCTGGTATGCTAATAGCTCCGGTAGCGCCTATTGTAGGGCCTGAAACCGCAATTGCTGCACTTCCAGTAATAGCTGGAATGCTAATAACTCCGGTAGCCGCAACTCTTGGGCCGCCTAAACTAATACCAGCACTTCCAGTGATTGCTGGTATGCTAATAGCTCCGGTAGCGCCTATTGCAGGGCCTGAAACCGTGATTCCAGCACTTCCAGTAATTTGTGGAATGCTAATAACTCCGGTAGCCGCAACTCTTGGGCCGCCTAAACTAATACCAGCACTTCCAGTAATTTGTGGAACGCCGACAGTTCCAGTCGCACCTACTACAGGACCTGAAACAGCAATTGTCGCAGTTCCGTTAAATGAGAGGTCGTATTGATATACTGTCGTAGCCGCGCCTCCAACAACATACATGCGTAAGCCGTCTGGCTTAAAGGCCAACCCAGTTGGGGAAGACTCTTGTGCCCCAACACTGAACGATACACCATCATAAGACGCTGAGCTAACATTCCATGCCGTTGAAAGTGAGTATTGGTAGATTGTATCCGCCGCGCTTCCAACGACATACATGCGGGATCCGTCCGGCTTGAAGGCAAGGGCATTGGGTTGCGCTTCCTGCCCGGCGACACTGAACGATACACCACCAAAAGATGCCGAAGATACATTCCATGCCGTTGAAAGAGAGTATTGGTAGATCGTGTCGTTACCAACCCCAGCAACGTACATCTTTGTACCATCGACACTGAAGGCAAGGGCATTGGGTTGCGCTTCCTGCCCGGCGACACTGAACGATAATACGCCACCATAAGACGCTGAGCTGATATTCCATGCCGTTGAAAGAGAGTATTGGTATACTTTACTCGTTCCGCTGCCAACAACATACATCTTTGTGCCATCGGCACTGAAAGCTACATCTGTCGGATAAAGGTCTTGGAAGGAGGTCTCAAAGTAGGCGGTTGGAGATGCTGAACCAATATTCCACGCTGTGGAAAGTGAATATTGTTGTACTACCGCGTCAAATCCGGCAAGATCAGTGCCGACAGTATACATCTTTGTGCCATCGGCACTGAAGGTAACACCAGCTGGAATGATTGGTACGTCATTGACAGCGCGCGATACTCCGCTATAGGAGGCTCCCGCAACGCTCCACGCGCCAATAATAGTAGGAAGAGTGACTGTGCCTGTTGCCCCTACTTGTGGCCCAGCAACGGTGATGGTGGCGGCGGCAATGGTTGGATTACCACCACCCGATACCCCGCCAAACTGTGGAACGCGGCCGCGCAGCGCCATGTTAGGCTCCGATCAGGGGCGGGCGGTTGCGGTAGGGATGGTTGGCGGGAAGGTTGGCATCAAGACCCCACTTCCACGCAAAGTAGCCTTCAATGGTCCTGCGATCCCGCAAGGTTGGTTCAGAAAGTGTAATAACCACCTCTGCGATCTTTCCTCGCCAACCACGGTTATTTTCGGTTCTGTCAGCCCCTATCCAAATCGTAGT